GCATCAGCCGCCAGTGCGTCACTCATTGGTTTGCCTCTTGCCTCGTTTGCGTTCGATCATCTTCAGCGCCTCCGGCAACCGAAGCTTTGCGATCTGCACCCCGACCGAACGCTGGCCGGAGAGGAATGCGTGGATACGATCGTTCTCGTGCATGTCGGGCTGACCGATATGGCAGGCATTGAACATCAGCCATTCCATGAAATGCTTTTGCTGGCCTTCGTTCGCCACGCCATCGAACAGCGCGCGGGCCGCGTAAAGCACTGCCTCATCGTAGGCGACGGGCTTCAGTTCCTCGATCATCAGAGAAGCCGCCTCGTCCTGCGATAGGGCAGGTTGTATCTCGTCATCCACCCTTTGGGCGCCTTGCGCGCATGCCAGAACAAAGCCGGAGCAAAGACGAACCCACTATCGATGCCCGAATAGCCAACTTGGAGTTCAAGCATCCACCGGACGCGCTCGCCGGGGATTCTGTCCTTGTGACGAGGCCCGTAAACCGTCAGGCCATAGTTGTCGTTCTGCGCCGAATACCCGGCCGTAACGACGAGCCACGGCTCCACCGAAAGCAGCGTAGGCATCACATCACCCCGTCCGGAATGATCAGGCTCGTATTCGCCATGCTCGAAGTCATCGCCTGAATGCCCATGTCGACATTCGCAACGGCCATCTCGCGCATTTGCCGGCGGTCGTTCCGCGTGGTCGAAGCCCGCACGATTGCAGCCCCGGCACAGAAGCCGAGAACGCCGACGATCTGCTCACCCGACATGGGCGACTGTGATGTGTGGAGCCTGATCGCTTCGCCGATAGCGAGCATCAGGCGATGGGCGTCTTGCGACACCGCCACCTTTGAAATTGCCATAGTGCCTCTCTATGGTTGGGTTAAGCCAAGCCTGCTTCCTGAAGCTTGATCGAACTGTCGGCCACGGCACCGGCAACACCAGCACCAGCAAGCCCAAGCTCAGCCGCCTTGACCAGATTGGCGTCGACCGCCGCGGCGTCCTCGCTCTCTTCCGCGACATCGCCCTCAAGTATCCAGTCAGCCTTCGCACCCGTGGCGCGCACTGCGTCCTTCGTGGCCTGCTTGATGTCGTAACCGGCCGCGATGGTCTTATCTACCTGCGCCGCGCCAAGGATGATCTGGAGGCTTTCCTGATAGGCAAGAATCGTCTGGCGTCCCTCTGCCGTGTTCAGCGGCGTGTCGAACGTGAAGGTCACGTCCTCGCCTTGCAGATCCTCAGGCATTTCCTTGAAGTTGAACGACTTGTTGCGCACCGCGATCTGGAATGCACAGTCGAGCAACGGAAGGTGATATTCGCTCTCGATTGGCCCGAAGAACGGCAGCGCGGCACGGCGGAACTCGTCAAGCCGGGCCTGCGTCTCGAACGCCGTCATTTCCCTTGCCGAGGGCAGCATCAGTTTGTTCAGGAGGAAGCTCTCGGCAATGAGCATCCGGACGTCCTGCTTCATCTCCAACCCGAGGCCGAGATTGCCACCCTGTTCGATGGTCTGAAACACCTTGCGGATGTCGTCGGAATCCTCCAGATCGACATGCGTATGACCGCCCGCATAGAGGTTGATCTCGTCGCGGAAGATGTCGCCCTTGCCGATGGTCGGCGGATCGACTGCCTTTTCGCCCTGCTCCAGCAGAATGCGGGCCATCGACTGAATCATGCGCCCGTCCGGCAATGCCGTGATCGCAGCCGGGGAGAACCCATACTGGTAATTGCTGATCGTGCGCCATCGCGGCGTCACGTAGCAGAACACCGGCAGCGCGCCCTCGCCCAGGATTTCCTCATGCTCGCAATCGATATAGAGCGAGACAAACTGCATTCCGTTCGCCATCAAACGGCGGCGCCGGGCCTTGTCGTCGCCATACATCTCGTCGGCCGGAAGCACGACGTGGCGGACCTTGAACTCCTTCGTCGGTTCGGTCTTTGCCGCTTCAACGATGTCCCGATGCGCGTTCTTGGCCCACACCGGATTCGCCATGATGTTGCGCGCCGTGGTCGGCATGAACCGCTGCAAATGGTCGATCTTGCAGTCGGGGTTTTCCATCCACACGCAATCGCGGGGATGCCACGAACGGAACAGGAAGTGATCGCGGCCGGAGCTTTCCCCCACCGACAAGACGCCGCCGCCGAACGTCACGTAGTCATGATCGACTTCGCCCGTGGCCCGCGTGAAGTTTGCCCTACGATCATAGATCAGCCGCTTGAAGCGCGACGTTGCCGCCTCCAGCCATTGTGCATTGGCCGCAGCCTCGTCAATCTCTTCGAAGCCAGTGCGGACATTGAACCACTGGCCTGTGCGCAGCATGGACGATGGCGCATTGCCCAGCGTCTCACGCGCCTGAACCGGAAACGATTCCATCAGATCGCCTGAGAAATCCTCACCCAGCGAGAAAGGCGACGTGAAGTCAGCCCTCAGCGGGTAGAAGTTCTCGGCAATCTCCTGGTTCGTCTCGTCGTGCGGGCGCTTCTTGGTGAAGAGGCCGTCGCCGATCTTGACGAGTTCACGAGCGCGGGAATCCATCAGGAAACCGCCGCTTTCTGTTGGTTATGACGGCTGTTCATGGTAATCTCCGTCACTTTTCCTGAGAGGCACCGGATGAACGAACACCCCATGACGGCTACAGAGGCCTTGGAGCGTGAACGGCAATGGCTCGCTGAGCAGGAGGAAAACCCTGTCACCATCCCCGCCTTCATTGTTCCGTTGATGGTGAAGGCTCTAGAAATGGGTGGAGAACTCGCCTCTGTCTGGGGCTTCAATAACACCGGGGAGTTGCCGGGCTATAAGATCTACCGCCGGGTTGGCACAAACTCGAGCGTGGCAATCCCCGATCAGCCAGCCGAGCCCAAGAGTGAGTTACTGTAGCTCCGCGTCCCCGCGTCTCCACCACCTCCGCCGCCGCGCCCATTGCCGCCACCACCGCTGCCACGGGGCACGCCACCACCACCACGGCTCAGCATGGTCGAGGAACGCCCCGAGCGAGCCGCGATCTCACGGCGCTTGCGCTCTTCCGACTGGAGAATGGCAGGATCGTTGGCGTCCGGCATGCGGACAACCCTCGGCTCCTTGGCCTTCCCGAATAGTGCGCCCATCAGTGTCTCCTGCGTTTCATTGAGGCGTGCCCCAAATTGATACGTGGCGCGGCGGTCGGATTTCGTGCCACTCGAATGCGGGCCGTTACCGCGTCCTCGCCGTAGGCCCAGCCGTTCACTACCGCATCGCCCTTGTCAGGAGAGCGGCCGAGACGCTTCTTGATCGCGACCTTTTCCTCAATGAGGAACCCACGCGATGTCAGCTTCCAACGTGGGGCAGCAAGATCAGCTAGCAATTCCGGGTCGGGAGGCAAGGCAACTGGCTCACCCAGGTTAGGCTCCAGCGCCTCGCGGAACTTCCACCACACTTCGGCCCGCTTGTTGGCAAAACCGAACTTGCCGTCCCTTGATCGCTTGCGGGTTTCTCCCGCGCCATCATGGCCGTAAAGCGTGATACCTTGGACATTCTGTTTCAGGTGCGAATAGACGCCAGACCCAAACCCGCCACCCATATCGATTACGACAGGACATCCGTCACGCATCAAGGTGATATCACGAGAAGCAAGGTCGATCGGGTCGACAAACCCCTTCAGCTTCTCGACAATGATCTGATCATACCAATGCCCATAACGACGGGCGAAGGCGTTGGAGTCGCCACCTCCCAGCGCTACGTCGTGGCTGAGACAGGACATCCCGATACCGGCCGGAGGCTTCGAATCCCACCGCGCCATCGCGGCCTTGATCCACTCCGTAGGGATGACCTGTTGCGGGGCATCTTTCTGTGATGCAGTGAACTTTCCTTCGCGGTAGGCGTCTCTCAGTTCCTCCGGAAGCGCCGCAAGCACCGCGTCGTAGTTCGTCGCGTTGAGATCCGGATTATCGCTCAGCCTTGAACGAATGAACGTGCGCGATCGCGGCGTGATAAACTCGCCGTCGACCTCAACAGGCTCTGGCCCGTCGCACTCGAAATCCTCACCGCCGATCGTGGTGTAGTATCTGAGTTCGCCATCCTGCGCGGGGTTCGGATGGTTCTCGTCCAGCCACGGCGCCCAATATTTGAGAACCCATAGACCTTCAGGGGTTGTTGGCGGGTTGCCTGTGCACACAACCCTGCATCTCTGGTTAGGATCAGCAGAACGGTTCCATGTGATGATGAACCGATATTGCGTCTCCGAGAAATCTGAAATCTCATCGAACCCGATCAGATCGTGCGGGTTGCCTTTGTATCTCTGCTTGTCGTTCTCGTATTGGCAGCCGCCCATTTCAATGATGCGCCCTTCAGGGCGGCGCCAGACATGGTTCGAGGCATTCAGACCGTCGCGCGTTCCAAGAATGTCGGTAAGTCGGTCTTCAATGCCTCTGACTTCATGATTGATCCGGCGAAGCAGCAAAGACCGCTTGTGTTTGGTAAGCGCGAGACCGCAGAGGAGGTCGGTTTTGCCGCCACCCGCCTGCCCGCCGTAGAATATCTCATCCGCAAGGGTTTCGACCGCGTCCTTTTGCGGCCCGTGGTTCTCTACCCACGCCCACTCGGGGCCATCGGTCGCATCCTCAACAAGCCTGCGAATTTCGTCTTGTTCGTCCTCCGGAAGCGCGTTGAACCGCTCCAGAATCTGGTCAAGCAGGTTTGACATCGAGCAGTTTGGCTATCCGCCGAGCGAGATCGTAACCGGATAGCTCCTTGGTCTCGATAGGCCCGCCATCCTTGCCGGTGTGCTCGACGCGCTCCTTGAACATGCC